CAACATCCTCATCTGTAATAGATACTACAGACATCAGGGGAAGACCTGTCACCGCCACATCCTCCATCTCGTATGATACCCGCATCCGTATTCCGCCGCGCCTTCTAAGCCTCTCACTGGCTATAGCTCCGGCTGTTGATGCGCTTTGAACATCAGGCACAGATATGGAAACGATTGGCCTCTGTCCCCACCTGTCGTAGCTTGCTCTCGCGATCTCGGAATTAAACCTGTCGATGAGGACGTTATCTGAGTTGTCCGATGATGCACCATTGGCACCATACTGGACTCTAACCTCATTCTCTATCTCACCTAGACCAGTCTGCTGCAGCTCTGTTCTCTCGATTAAGCTAACGCCATACTCAAAGCTCATTACTGGTGCCTGGTTTACTGGAACCTCGATAGACTGTATAGCAAACTTACCGCCAGCCGAGCCAACAGCGACAGGAAACTGATTCTCGAGCCTGCTTCGGAAGATGGATTGAAGCGTCTGCCCTTCCTGCTTGGCGTTAATCACAATGTCTGCATCATACTTATTGAGAAGCGCAAGGCTGGGAGATGTCAGCACCCAGTCAATGTAATCAGCGGATGCTCGTGATGAAGACTGATACATATCGAACAAGACATTTCCAAGACCTCTTATTGCCTGACCATCAGCGCCAATCTTGCCTGTAACGCTTTCGAAGTATAGCTCATCCGGATTAANCCCGTCGAGCCGTGGCTCGTGTACCTCCTCATAGCTGGAGTCGGCATATCGAACAGGGACCGTAACATAGCTAACAGTCCCATCGAGTGCGTCTGGAGCCGTATAACCATTGACTGAACTAAATACACTTACATCATTCCATCTGGCGTTAAGCCTAAAGTCAATTTCACCTGAGTAAGAAATCGACTCGTCGCCAACTATGGCGTGGGATGCAACCGGATAAATATATGACCTCCAGTACTGTGGAGTAGTAGTATTCACCTCAACCTCGTAATAACCCAAAGGTGTGCAGGAAACATTCTTACCGGTGCCATATATTATGGGCACCACCCCATCAGACACGTTGTCACTAAAGAATAAATAAAGATTACCAGGGTTATACGTCCCATCCCCAACGGGAATTTCGAGACTCTTAAATTCATAAGCCGAGAACAATGGGGCTGACGGCGTGCCAAACAAAGAAGTGAACTCCATTGCAGGCTCAAGCACCGATATGAGCTGAGTAAATCCACCTGGCTCCACAGCGTTGAAGGTCGTCTTGTTTACGAATCTCCCGTTGTCGAAATAGTTGTTTGGCGGGTACTCGAGTAGGGATATATCTTCTTTCGGCTCGAATGAGAACTCCATGGTGTCTTCATTTAGTCCGAACCCTACAGACGCAACCTCCCCATCGAATGACTCGTATATCCTTTCTTCCTCGTCCTCAATCCAGATACGTGCCCTGCTGCCTGCAACTCGGTTAGAGTTAACAAGTATATCTCCAGGGGTAATGTCGCTCATTACCTTAACGGATGAAGACCCAGAGCTAAGTGATGATGATACAGGGTCCAGCTTAACGCCAGGCACACTTAAGCTTACAATGCTGTCCTTGAAGAAGAACTCTTCGCCTGCAATGGTTCGAGCACCAGGCTCACCTGTGGTAACACATAGCTTTCCTGAGTCCAGTTCAATAACGATGTAAGCATCAACCCTCATCCCACAACAATCCCTTGCTTAGTATGGACAACCTTAACCTGTCCGCTGCCTGGAGTGTCTATCCCACCACCAGGTACCAGCACGCCACCCTTACCAGCCTTAAACAATCCACGGATCGCTCCGTATCCAACACTCATCCTGCCTAGACTTCTATCTCTCGCAAACGCAATCGCCTCTTCCTGGAATTGAAAGTCCGTACCACTAAGCTTAGGCTGAGAGAAGCCATCGAGCTCAAACACGTCCCAAAGAACTACCGCACCGGTAGACCTGCCCTTAACTAGGTATTGCTTCTTCTCCTGCTTGTCCCTGATCTTCGCGAAGCCTTTGCTCCTCTTGTCTCTAATGAATACCTTGCGGACATTTCCTGCATCGGTGGAGAAGTAGTCTCTTATCTTACTACTAACCTCATTTGCATACTTACTCATTCCTAAACCCCTTTGGCTCATCGTCCTGCGCTAAGGCAAGCATCCATCTTCGTATAGTCTTGGCGTCATCCATGGACTTGGCTAACCCTGCGTACTTCTTCCCGATGGTGACTCGCTGCCTCTTGGAGAGTTGCTTGTTGCCTAGTATACTAAACACCTGCCTAAGGAAGTTAAACTTCTTCGTCTTCCCGTGGGGGACTCTCATTAGAGACCTGCCGATAAACTCTGATCGAGACATCTCTTCGTCGACTGCTGAGTCCATAGCCGTGAACTCGACTTGAGACCCGGCCTTATTGACTGTTACTAGAGAAAGTCCCCTCCAGAATTGGTCAGAGGCTTTAATTCTCAGCCCCCTCTGAACCTTTTTTAGGCTTGATTCAATCTCACTTCGGACTGACACGGTTCAACTCCACAATAAGGTCGGTTAACCTGGAGACGGACAAGGATGTTGCGGCAATTCTTATATTCGCAGACTTGCCACGAAACAGCCACCCATCAAACCTGGCGACCTCTACAGTTTGCTCAACGCCATAAACCCCAATAAACGGAGTTCTCTCAACATATATACTGAGCCTTGCGTCCTTGCACCACGTTCTTCTAGACTTCGTTGCGTCAAGAACTTCAGACACTATCGTCTGGTCAATTAAGCAGTTGCGCTGACAGATGGATACCTTGTCATAAACAAATATGCTCCATCCCAGCATTTTTAAAAGTAATCGTTTCATGCTAATACAACCTCCGCCAAGCCAACCTCTGAGCCTACGTCCCTAAGCAGCGACACCGCCGTATCGACTTCGTCATTCTGTCCTCGAATCCATACTCCTGAATACCCGACAACTCTCTCCATTGAGTCGTCCAGCCCACCAACCTCAATAAAGATCTCGGAATCGGAGAGGATCTGAAGTAGTAACCTAAGCATAGCCCATGTCTTTACTGATCCATCGGCTACAAGATTATAAGTAACAAATGTTCCTATCTTTGGGACTCTGTCTGGGCCTATGGGAGACTTAGGTATCTTGGTGGAGCGTGAAACGTGGGACGAGTAAAGCTTTGCTGTGGAGTCAAGCTCTCCAATCGCATTCTTCATGTCAGCTCTAAAGATAGAGGGACCGTCAATGCCCGCATCGAAAATCTTTCCGATGTCGTTATACGATATGTCAGCACGAGTGATGACGGCAGCGGGGTTATACCTAGCCGCCAACTCTAGCCCCTGATCCTTAGCCATCGCATCCACCTTAGAGCTCACGGACCTAGACTCACGCTCTGCTGCATCAACTTCAGACTGGGTAACGTCAAGCTTTCCAAGAGCATATCTCCTCAAGAAGGATCTCTGAAGCATAAGGTCCTGGAGATCTCTCCGTGCCTTATCCTGAGACTCATCCTCTTGCACTTCCGGACCATCAGACATCCAGGAGTCCACGGTGTCCTCTGGCTCTACTTCCTTGGGTGCCCGAACGAATACCAAATAGCAGCAGCAGTTTGTCTTGCATACCGTATCTCCATTCCCAGGCAGTGTGGGCAGCGTTGCTCGAGTGAACGGGCTTGATGCACTTAATGCCGGACAATCAACACAATGGTCGCACGCCCCCAGCCTCCAGAAGATCTTCTCGCCACCGATTCCTCCGAACACAGAGCCAGCGTTGTACGCACCCTTCAGAGCCTGACCATACATGTTGGTCCGAGCCCCAACGCCCATCGCGCCCTTGCGGTCTGTATCGCCTGCCGCATACTGACCAGCGAATTGATTGGCGAACGCGGACTGCTTTTCCATCATCATCCTGAATATTGGGCTGCCCTCAAGGATCTTTCCCTGTGTCAGGGTGGACGCATCCTGTCTCCCGCGATTTCCGTACCCCTTCCTAAAGCTTCTCACCATAGCGTCACCAAGAGACTTCGTCCAAGACACCTGTAGCGCAGCCAGTATTGATGCAACCCTCTGGGGTCTATTTGCAGCAGACGAGCCCAGCTTCTCGAGCTCTTGGTCAAACTCGGATAAAGCAAAATACCATTCGGAGTTGAACACATCTCTGATGCTGCCAATCTCCTCGTTAGCTCGAACGGTATTCTCAACCAATGGAGTGGGAGAAGATGCGGCATTACGAAGGAGTCCTGACAGGTAAGATACCGCCACGTCTGCCCTAGTGAGCCTATTCTTCCCCATATACACCCTCAACTGACTCCGCTAGGTCTTTGAGAAGTTGCTTGACTCCAAACTCCTGATCCCTTAAATCCGCCAGTCTATCAGAAGACTCTTGAACCTCTCTGGTTGCAGCCAGGCTCATGACCTCCTCATCACTTAGACCGAGCGCCTCCTTAAGCACGAACTTAAAGTCCATCCCTAGGTCATTGGCTAGAATTCTAGCAGTCTGTGCTCGAACATAGTTGGTGTCTGCCTTCATCTTCTCATCGAAAGAGCTGACTCTCGGCATTCTAATCTTGTATTTTATCGATGGCTTAACACCGGCTGCCGCTAACGCTCTCTGAATAACAGTGTGCATCAGATGAACAACTTCCTGCTGCTTACGGCGCACGGTTCTAGCAAACTGAAGACCCTGCTGCTCGAGTGTTGATCGAGCATTAACATTCTTCTCAAAGCCGCAGAGTGCAGCGGGAACGCCGGTCACAATAAAGAACTTGTCCTGCATGAATCTAAGCATATCAATGATTTGTCTTAAGTCTGCGGGTGGATCATTGTGGAAGCTCGGCTTTTCAGCGCCCTCTCGGTACGGGTAGACAAGATCATCCATTGCGATAAGCGAGGTGATTCGTCTTCTCATCTTTCCGTCTCGGTCAAAAACCTGCTGACTCCACTGTCCAGACTTGAGGTTCTCAAGGAAGTCATCAACCTGATCCGGTCTAATATTGGAGGGCATCGGGTATGTAACAGACTTACGGGCGGCAGCCTGAAGAATGGAGAGAAGGCTCAACACATCCTCCGCAGCCTCACTCTGACGCCAAAGCTTTCTAGCTGTCGCGTACATGCTTCGCCCGTATCGACGCCCTCGGGACTTGTCGGGTGCATAGTGAACCACCTGAACTGGTGCCAGTGTAACTGTATCTCCATTGTTGTAGGTTGTTGGCGTCATCCTACTTTTGTAACCGACGATCTGAGAGTATGTGTTGACAACAACATCCGTAGACATAGGAATTAAAGGTCTCTCTGCTACCAGCGAAGAGCTTGAGAAGATCAGCTCTGTAAAACTGTCACCAAGAAGAGTGCCCTCCTTGAAGATGTGGACAAAGAAGTCCGTGCCGCCTACAGCCGCCAGTGCAGAGTTTACGATGTCCTTATATGGTTCGTCCGCATCTTCCTCAAACTGAATGTTGACCCCATCAACCGAATCCCCACCAAAAACAAAGTCGGTCAAAACCTGAAGAGCCGTCGCCATCTCAGGAACCTCGTCCCTAATCTCCCTGAAATCTAGATACCTAGAGCCTCGAGACCGATCATACGCCTCTTGATTCAAAGCCTTCATCTGATTAGACATCCGGCGAGCGCGCCTCTCCGCAGCAGACCCAGCGGTCGTCCCATTCAAGTCGACACCAGTAGCCCCGTACTCTGATGCGACCACTTCGGGGGCACCCTTAAACATTCGCATCATTCTATCGGAAAGCCTGCGTGCAAGCATGCTGTCGGGCTCAAACTTCTTAGCCATGAGGGATAACTCCGGATTGTTTAATGCTATTTTAAACCAACCGCGTCACTTTGTCGACACAAGTCGCAGCATCCTTTTGCGAGGAAAGAGGTATTCTGCAGAGTTGTACTGAGAGATCCTTCTAAGAGCCTGGCTTGCGGCGTCCACCTGGTCATCGTTTCGACCCAGGGGGAATTGAAGGAGCTCAGTAAGGAAATCCTGTAGAAAAGCGGACTTCTTGTGGAGAACAACCTGCCCAGCCTCGAACAGTGGAGAGACTGCGCTGAACCTTGCAACCTTGCTGCCCTCTGGTCTGACTGGTATGATACCGTTTAGGCTTCTCTTCAGCGTGTCAATGATCGCCGGACCATTCGCAGCGTCCTCTATCAGGATCTCTGTACAGTCAGGGTGCCTTCTCGAGAGTCGCTCAATCGCAGCGATGGTCTGAGTGAACCCCCACCTTCCGCGCTCCTGGTCCAGAAGGTAATACTTGTTGTCCTTAGCTCCCCATACCTGTCCGCACACGAACGATCCTGGTCCAGCTTTAAATGCGGTGTCCCAGCTTTGAATAACCCTGTCGAACTTTTCCGGCAGATCATCACAGTATTCAATCCAGGACTGGCTAACCATTCCGCCGTCTTGAGGAACGGGTCTCTGCTGAAGCTGAGCAGAGCTCGCAAAGGTACCCAGACTTTTCTTAAGTATGTCGATATCGTCACGGCTGAACCGGTCAGGCCATAAAAGCTCGCCGTCCTTCTTTCTGGGGTCTCTCCAACCTATTGATGTCTTAGCCGTTGATCCGTCGTACTCAGCTGGCAAGGTAAGCTTTTCGTATCCTCCGAGATCTTCCAGATGCCCGCAAAGATCACCAAAGTGCACACGCTGACCAATGACAATTCTTCTGGCTGTTTTTGGATCATTGCCGCGAGTGGACATGGTTTGATCCCACCAGTCTATGACAGCATCTCTACCCTTCTCGGACTGAGAGTCCAGCACCTTATGTGGGTCGTCCACCTGGATGAAGTCACCACCTTCACCTGTCGCTGCACCGAGGACGGTGGTGGCGACCCGGACGCCACCACCAGTCAACTCGAACCTTGCCTTCTGATTCTGGTCCGGAGCGATATCACACTCAGGAAACCTTAACCGAAACCAAGGGGTCTGCATTACACGTCTGGTCTTTACGGAGTCTCGTACCGCAAGACCATGAGAGTACGATGAGCACAACCATTTGGTGGACGGGTCGTTGATCCAGGTCCACAAAGGGAAGAATACGCTGCATAGCGTGCTCTTACAGTGTCTTGGCGGCATGTTAATCACCAGGTTCCGAATGTCTCCACGCTGGCACGCCTCAAGGTGCTCGCAAATGGCATGAAGGTGCCATCCATCAATGAACTGATTGTCGCCCTCAACGAGATGCCATGCGGACTCCATGAAACTATGAAGGCTCCCCTGAAGATTCTCTCTCGCAAGATTGAGTATCGCCTGAAGTTCATCGTCCCTAATGTTATGCGGGTTTAAGTCCTGCGTCACTTACAAGCCTCGCTATGTCGTTCTTAGACATTTCCTTAACGTTGATAGCTCCGCCACCCTTGCCAGTCAACTCAAGTCTTGTATTCACTGACGTGCCATAAAGCTGCATAAGCATCCCTACAGCCTTAAGCTGAAGATCCAAGCGTCCCTCTTTGGCTGCATTGGCAGTGATGAGCTTAAGCATTCGCTCATGCTCTTTACGTCTTTCAGATGTGGTCCTACCATCCTCTTCAAGAGCGTTCTCTCGCCACCTCTTAAATGCTGCAGAGATGTATCGTGTCGCGGTACGCTTAGATACATCATACTTCTGCGCCAGAACCTTCTGGGCCTGCCGATTGGTCAGCCCTTGGAGAAGCAGAAGCTCTGCCTGGTCAACCCTTGACTCCATCTGTTCTTTAGTAGATCTTTTTTCAGCCATAACATACTCCTCAAGGCAGTATATCAATAACCGCGTCAGTAAGAAACCAATTCGTAGAACCGCTGCTTGGGTCTATCAAACATCACGTTCACCTTACCCGTTCGACCGTGCCTATGCTTTTGCACTATGATGGTCCCCTCAACCGTCTCATGCCCATCACTCCACTCACTCTCAACATGCTCTGGATACGCTATCTTTAGGATGCCTGTTGCATCATGCTCTACCGCTCTAGACTCACGAATCTGCCCGCCATCGTTGAGTTGGCTTAACGCGATTACAGGTATTTCGTTAGTTCTTGCTATCGCAACAAGGCTGCTGGATATCTCAGCGACCTCTCGCTCTCTGGAGTAGGTAGAGTCTGTCCTCAGAAGCTGTAGATAATCAATGATCACCATGTCGCACTTACCTAGCTTTACCTGCTGCCTTACTGCTGCACCCAGTTGATATAGACTTAATGACGGCTGATCGAGTATCAGGAAATTACCTGACGCAGAATATATTCTGCCTGCGGAGTGCTGCAGGCTATCAATTTGATCAGACGAAAGGTGTCCAGATTCTATCAGGTTTCCTGCGATCCCAGATTCAGAGCTCACTATCCTTCTCATGAGATCAACGTGAGACATCTCGAGAGAACAGTACATCACCTTCGTGTCTCTAACTGCAGCATCAAATCCAATATTAACGCCCAGAACACTCTTCCCGCGCCCCGTGCCAGCACCAAGAACATAGAGCCCTCCGGGTCTGAATCCACCGAGTATCTTATCTAGCCCCTGGATTCCTGACGAGATCCCCGGTGGCTTATTCTTTTCCGCCTCAGGTCTTTCAAATGCAGCCTGAGCAAGCCCTATCACAGACTGAAGCGAGTCTTTGGCGGAGAAAAGTCTCTGCTCAGGAGTCAGGTCGTCCATATCAAGTAGACGCCCTATAGCAGTCTGCCTTGCTTCATATGCGCTGGAAGCGTCCTTAGCGAGAACAACAGCTTCAGATACTGCTTGAACGACACGTCTCTGCTGCGTTGACTCGCGCAGACTCTGACACATTTTCCCGAACGTGGAAGCTACCATCACATACTCGGAACTCATGTTCATCAGGTAATCAAACTTAACCGGAGTCGTTGTCGACTGAAGCGAATGATACACGCTTATCTGATCCACATCGTTTCCGGACATGAATAAATCGCATACAACCTTGTGAACATTTTGATGGACTTGGCTGGTCCAACAGTCAGCAGACAAGCTGACAAACTCCGTCAAATCAGCCCCTTGAAGGCAAGAAGAAATAATCTGCCCTTCAAGATCCTCGTGCATTGAAAACAACCCAACCTCCCTATTAATAAGTAACCAGACTCAAAAACACTATTCTAATAAAATTGATAAATAAACCTTTATTTTAAAAAACTTTTCATGCATGATGACCAAGGATTAAGAAAGGAGTCAAATAATGACTGACCAAATATCTAGAAGAATTAAGATTCGAATCATGGCAATGGGCTGTTCGAGTCTTAAGAGTTTTGTTGAGGAGTATAAGTTGAACGGTGGCGTAAGACCATACTCTTGGTGGAGAAATCTTTCGGAGGGGAGTCCGTACTCATCTCTTATTGAGGCCAGTGAGTGCCTGGGTGTCTCTGTTGATGCATTAATAGGAAGGTCTTCAGATTCGGACAGCGTCTTAATTAGAGAAGGCGTTCCTGGTGGCAGGGTAAACCTTAATGAGTGATAGAGCTGCACCGCCCAAGGACTCCATCGGGGGAACGACGGCAGCACAAGTCCTGGGTCATAGTAAGTATGGCAACAGGCATGCTGCATATCGTAAGATAGTTTCTGCGTTGGACGGGAATCCCATCAGCATCCCAGTGAACTTTAACATGCACCGTGGGCTGCTTGCTGAAGATAAGATTGTCGATATGGTTAAAGAGGACTTTGAGTCTTCCACGGGTATGCGTATCGCAGAGTTGTTTGGCAGCGGCGTTGTTAGGCATAAGGATTTTCCTTTTATACATGCGACAGTGGACAGGGTCGTCTTTGATAAGTCTGGGAAGATACGCGGAATCGTTGAGGTGAAGAGCTGCGACAACACCTGGGCGAGCTTTGATTGGGAACGAAAGGATTACCGATGCCAGTTGGAGCACTATGACTGCATATTTAAATCTGCATATGAGTCGGAGATCTCCGAGCATGGTCTTGATCATAACTACCTGCTTGTGGCAACAGGCGATGAGCATACGTGGAGAACGTTTGTGAGAATGATTGAGTCCGGTGAAGACCCTAGTGTGCTGAAGCCCATCATGGGCGTCGAGTATCGCAAGGTTGACTTTAGCGGAAGCTATAAAGACGAAAGCCTTCCTAGGCTCGTAGACTTCTGGACGAAGAATGTTGAGCCCAGAGTTATGCCTGATGTTGATGGGACCGATGGGTGCAAGGTCAACATTATGGAGGCTAACCCTGAGCGATCTGGCGGAAGGGTGGTGTCCGGTTCGGACCCTGAGTATGTTCAAGTCTCCACTATCATTGAGGGCAGGGCTAGGCTTAAGGCAAAATTAAAGGATCTGTCGGAGGAAGAGCGTGGGCTTAAAGAAGAGATAAGGCTCATGGACAACCACCTTAGATTTATTGTGGGTAGGAACAAGTGGATGGAGTCTGACTCGTTCAAGGTTACCGTGTCCAAAAGGGACGGTAGAAAGAAGTTCGATAAAGATCAATTCATGAGTGATAACCCAGGGCTTTACGAGAAGTATCAATCCGAAGGGGACGGATATGAAGCTTTGAAGGTTACACTGAAATAAAAAACGAAAGAGGACGAAATGTTAGCAAAGAAAGTATGGGAATCGTTTAGGTCTAAGCGAGTATTTGAGAATGGATACATAGAGAAGAAGGGTCGATATAGTTACCTTGCGTGGCATGCTGCACAGGAAATACTTAACGACGACTTTCCGGATAACACTGTAGAGTTCTCAATGTATAAGCACCCAAGCGGGTATGAGACCTGTGCCATGTATTACCCTGACGGAACGGCAGAGGTAAACTGCACCATCACGATTAGGGAGGACGGCGAGTCCTTTAGCAGGAGCATGTTTCTCCCTGTTAAGGATCACAAGCATAAGTCTATTGTTAACCCAAACTCTATGGCAATAAACACTGCAAAGCAGCGGTGTGTTGTTAAATGCTTGGCGATGATGGGGCTTGGTCTGCATGTATATATGGGCGCAGAAGATGATCCAGAATACGTAATGACTGGGCTGGATAAGGTTAGAGGATTCTGCTCTGAGTTGTCCGTGTCTGAAGACAAGCTTAACCAGTATGTCAAATCAGTGGCGAACGGGAGTTCTATCTACGAGATTGCTGACAGAGAAAATGGCGACATCGATTCGCTTCTCCTTTACCTCAAAGACAAGGTAGAGGAAATAAATAATCAAGAAAACAACAAGCTGGAAGACCAGCAGTAAGGAGAAGATGCTATGTGGCATTCGACGATAATTGGAAACGTGGGCGATAATGGGGAATTGAAGACTGTTGGAGATGGAAAGCAGGTCTTAAGCTTCAATGTCGGGATTAAGACCGGCAGAGAAAACACAGAGTGGGCACAAGTTAGCGTGTGGGGCAACTACGGCGCGGCTATTGCGGAGTCTGTAAAGAAGGGTGCTCGAGTCACTGTTGTGGGACGAGTGACCGGTGTAGATGCATATCAAAAGAGGGACGGCGGATTCGGCAAGTCTGTGAAGATGACGGCTGACTCAGTTGAAATACATAGAAGTCGGGACGAGTCTCAGTCTCAGCAGTCTATGTCAATGCAGAAGAGGCAGCCTCAACAGCAACGGCAGGCTCCTCAGTCACAGCAGCAGTGGGGATCAACTCCACAGCAGCAGCCTTCACCTAGCCAGGGACAGTGGGGTTCTCAGCCTCAACAACAACAGCAGCAGCCAAACGGTGGTCAGCAGCAGTGGGGGTCTGCCCCGTCCAATGGTAGTGACCCGATTCCATTCTAATGAATATAATTGGGATTGACCCAGGGAAAAGCGGCGCTGTTGTCTCTATGAACTTAGAGACGCACGCCGTTTCCTCTAAACAAATAACGCCTATGGTCAAGGTGGGTAAGAGCAGGCAAGAGTACGACATCCAGGGTATGTCAGACATTCTTAAGTCTCTATCTAGGAATGGCGGCAAGGTCTTTATCGAAAGGCAGCAGGCTAGACCTGGTCAAGGTGTCAGCTCTATGTTTACAACGGGTATGGGCTACGGGTTGTGGCTTGGCATATGTGGTGGACTAGAGATACCGATTGAGGTGGTCAGCCCGATTTCATGGACAAGGGAAATGCTGCGTGGAGTTCCAGGTGAAGGCAAGGGCAGGAACATACTCGGAGCAAAAAGGCTTTTCCCTTCAGAGGATCTGCGTAAAAGTGATAGAGCTCGAGTCGCCCATGATGGTATATGTGACGCACTGTTAATTTGCGAATACGGATGGAGACTTAGCTCGTGAAGTGGTTCATTACTCAAGAAATCGGAGACCTTAGTCAGAGACTAGTTGATGCGGGCGAGACGGTTCTATCTACACCGGATACTCAAAGAAACCCCGATGACCCTGATATGGAAGAGCCCAAGGACTACAACCTTAGAAGCATCATCACTAGCCTAGAAGAAACTCCAGACGTGATAATATTTGGTAACATTAATCAGCCTCCCTTCTATGCTAAGGGATTTGCAAAGCTCTTCCACAGGAAGGGCGGCAAAGTATTAATGGGTGGAAATGATAACGATCCAACGGGAATATTTTACAATAACAACAGAATGGTTCGATGCACCATGACGACCAAGCAGATCTCTGTCTACCTCACCAACGACGTCTCAGTTAAAAGAAAACTTCCCAGGAACACGCGAGTGTTTGACCTAAACGGGGATATTGAGTCCCTGATACAAGCAGCCCATGACACCCTCAACACAGTAGGCATGGGCAAGCTGTATGTTTAGATGGGCAGAGGATGTTCTGATCCTGAACTCTGCCACTGCGCTGCTCTTTATAATCCTTGTTTTTTGTGCCATATTCATTCAAACAGAATTCAAGGTTGAAGACGTATGTTCCCGATTTTCTTTGAGAACTCCAAGGTTCCATCACTACTATCTAAGATCGCGCCTTTTAAGGTGGGTGGATTTTCCTTTCTAATTTTCGTCTGGTGCCGTGGGATCGCGAGCCCAACACTTAGAAGGCATGAAATTACTCACTTTCTCCAGCAAAAGGAGTGTCTTTTTCTTCTGCAGTGGATCATGTACGGATTAGGCTGGGTTATACTCCTAGCTTATCATCGAGACACCTACCTTGCCTACCGAATGTCGCCTTTCGAAATCGAGGCATATGACAATCAGCATGACCCCACATACAACACCCAAGCAAGAAAACCTTATGCATGGATTAAGTGCATCCCCAAGTCATTTGAAAGGATTAAAAATGCCTAGAATACAGATCAATACCGACGATATGAGACTACAAAGGCTCGAGGAGATTGGAGAGCAACTTACGAAGAGTAATCCAGAGACCAGTATCTCTATCAAGAGAAGCACTGCCTTTGACTACCTGATTGATGCCATAGTAAATGCTAATCAAACCATGAACGCTCAGAAGGCGGACATAAACAGGCTGCAGTCCCTAGTCAAGGATGGCGAGAAGTCAGAGGTTCTCCAGAAGAAGCTTGATGACCTAACTGAGGAGCATGAGAAAACTCAGTACAAGCTGAACGGATGCAGGAATGACTGTCACAGGTTAGAGCGTGGAGCCACAGGCATGATGGAGACAATCTCATTTCTTGTAGATAGGCTTCGAGGTCTCGAGCTATGAGTGAGGTTTCATTCCGATGGGGGTTCGTAGGGATAGGTCAGGGTGGATGCAGAATTGCTCAGTCATTTTATTCCCTGGGATACAAGGACTGTGTATTTATAAACACTGCCAATGTGGACCTAGCTGGACTTGATGTTCCGTCGGAGCTAAAGCTGCTAATTGGTGGACACGGTGACGGAGCAGGTAAGGACCCGTCTATAGCTGAAGAGGCAGCATCCAATCAAAGGGAGGAAATAGGTGACGCAATTAAGGCTTTATCTGATTGTGACCAGGTGTTCATATGCACTGGTGCGGGCGGGGGAACTGGTTCAGGTGCAGCCTTGCCTGTTCTTGAGATAGCGAAGATGTGTCTACCATCCATTCCTGTTGGACTGATATCCTCCATGCCTGCAAAGCAAGAGCTGGTTTCAGATGCAACCAGAAAGAATGCGAAAAATCTTCTCAACGTATGCTGCGACTTGGCTGATTCGGGGGAACTGTCCCCGTTCATTGTTATGGATAACGAGCTAGTTAAGAAGAGGGTTAGACCGAGATCATTAAGGACTCTATGGATCGACGGTAATCTTGCGTTCGCCAACATACTTCACAAAATCAACAGGCTATCTGCGACCCCAACAATGCTGGTTAGCTTGGATAAGGCTGATCTTAAGACGCTTATGTTTAGAAGCGGAACCCTCTTTGTAGGGTCTCGAGAAATCAACAATCCTGAAGACAGGGTTCTAGTTGAAAAGCACCTCAATATAGCGTTCACCGCTGGCACTGTGCTTCATTCTGATTCTCCGCTTAAAGAGTCGGACTGTGCTCTGGTTCTTACTATGCCGAGCAGGATTCTGGATGGTGACGTTAGGTTCTTTGACCTCTTTACCGGGGTGGTAAACAAGTACCTGACCACTATGCCAAACTCTTATATTCACCGGGGGATATACGAAGACGAGTCTAGACCTGCGATTCGTGCTACAGTCCTGAGCATTGGAGACAAGTCTCCACGAAGTAAGATTGTGGCTAGGCTCAAGTAGCTACTTTATCTCAACGAGATCCCCGTACTTCATTACGAGCCGCCCAATCTCAGACATAACCTCGTTGGCAACATCGGTATCATAGATTATAACCCTATGTATGGCAGGTTTAGGATCGTCCTCACACCAGGTCGATTCAGCCCCGTCGCCCTCTTCATCCACAAACGCCATCACAAGATCGTCTTTGAGACCTAGCGCATCAATGGTGTCCATCTCTGGACCATCGAGAAGAGACGATATTGCTTCAGCTAGTTTATCTGAATCCCATGTAGAAAGCTCCGCCGTCTTGTTGTCCACCAAGGCAAAGGCCTTTGCCTGCTCATCGGTCCCATCCCATTCAACACAAGCGACACTGTCCCAGCCAAGGGCTTTGGCGGCTGTTACGCGCCCAGACCCGGCTACGCAGGTGAACGTATAGCTGCTAGTCTTTCTTACCAGCACAGGGAACACCTGCCCGTACTGAAGAAGACTTAGCTTAATCCCTTCAATGGATTCCTTTCCATGCCTCCTCGCGTTGTCCGGGTCGGCAACTATTTGATCCAGAGGCTTTAGCATCGGAATAAGATCCTTGTGAACATTCCCCTTGTTTTTCATTTTCCGTCCCTTTTAACTGTTGAGGTACCTACGTAGGAGCAGGCATGAAAAGAATTAGACCCATCACGAAGCAGGAAGTCCAAGAAATTCTAGACAGAAATAGGGAGGTCTCGGAATTTGTTCAGAAGAAGATTGGTCCCACCACCTGGAAAGAGCTTCTAGAGGAGTACGGAATGACTCAATCAAGTATGAATAATGCTCTGTCAAAGGGTGGGCTGCTTTCTCCCATGAACAGGGGTCCCGTAAGGAGGTCAAAAATGAGCAGCTTCGATGTCCTAANGTCCATGACTGAGACACTGTGGATGAGAAGTGGTGATCAGTANGGAGAGATAATAAAGGAGGCTGCAGAAGACATCTTGGCTAAGCAAGATCTCTAACTGCAACAATCTTTGCGTCATTCTCCATGGTGCCATTATAGGAGCCTACGCCGTCAATAATCCCCCCGGCTCCAGGTGAGTCTCCGTCGCCCATCCTCCACCATGAAACAAGGTCTGAATGGCGAGAGAAGGACAGCATGTCTAATGGTCGGCCCTGGTTATACACTTCTAATGCCTCCGAAGGGTTGACCTCAAAATTATAAACAACGCATTCCGTGATATACTTTTCAAACTCGTTGCCAATGCCTCCAGCAGCATTAGCCCCAATTCTAACAGGGCTTGATGTGGACTGAAGCCCTGTATAGGGTGACGGATTACTCCTGGATACGGATTGGGTCTGCCCGTTAACGTAAACGCTTATACCGTTCTGACTCTTGGAGCCATCATAAGTCATCATTACATGGGACCACTCACCTGGAGGAAGTAGTCCAGAGCTCTGAGTGAAGGCACGTATAGCAGCTAGGTTACTGCCGCTTCCATCGTAAATAAACGCCTGAATCTCGCCCTGGTCATGAACCAGGAGCCAGTTGGATGGTACACCGTTTCCGCTGTTTTTTGATAGGATCGCGCCTTGATCATTCGAAGAGGTTGTCTGAACCCACGCACTGATAGAAAAGGGTCTATCGTTCCCAGCCCCATCCGTAAAGTTGAATACTGGATGGTCCCCCACCTCGACATAATCTTCAGTCCCATCCATCTCGATCACTAGCTTGCGGGATCTTCCGACACCGGGACCTCGATACGTGGGATCATCTTTACCAAAAGACATAAGTAATTCCTAAAGCAGTATGCCAAGAAGTATACCAGAAACGAGCCCGATAGAGACCGTTAAAATCTTATCCTTTAATTCAAGGGATGATTGGTTTCTTTGTATCTCGCTTTTAAGAAGGTCTTCTCTTGCGAGGTAGAGCTTCATTCGTATGTCTATATCCCTTAGGCACTTATCCCTTTCCGCCATGAGCGTTGGGACGGCAACCCTCTTGCACTCCAGAGCAGACCTAAGTTTTACCTCTGGAACAAGGATGCCTGAGCATGGTGACTGAATGGGTATGGATGATTTACATTCTTCAGAATTCGCTGTCGAACTCAGAAGCAAGACTAGAACCAGAGAGGTCATCAATTCTTTCCTTCTCATGCTCTATCTCCTTTATCGTCTCTTCGAATTCCTCGTTCGAATCAGAGAGTTCCTCCTCAAAGGGGAGCGAAAGTTTCTCGAGCTCATCAGAAATGCCAATGTCTCGTGTTTTCTTAGATGCAAAATACCGATATATGAATCCGAATATTAGGACATACGAAAGTATCTCAAGCGTCTTCCTTAGTGTCTTCCTTACCTGATCCATCCTCGAGCTCCTTGATATCCACCTTGGCTTTGGATGATAGCATTCTCTTGATTAGAGCAACAGTGAAGGCAGACATTGCACCACAAGCAGCGCCGAGTCCAGCACCATGAGCAGTGGGCTCCATTCCAAATCCAACACCACACCCTATGATGATTGCAGATATTCTCAGAACTGCATCAGAGATGTGCTTGGGTAGCCTGTTTTTGCAGATTGGTTTGATTGCTTGGACTACGCCCCAGCTAACGAACGAGCAAACAAGAACGTGCTTGATGTCGAGCAACTTAATCAGATCTTCCACGGATTGCCTCCTTGAGTCTTGGCATGCCTCGCTTGACTTCAGAGAGATCCTCCTCCACCTTTCTCAGCGAGACCTGGTTTTCTTTGGTGATCAGCATGAGCGAATCAATCTTATCCTCGAGACGTTCAACCCTAGACTTGGTATCCTCTGACCGCTGATGGGCGGACTCAGCCTTAGCCTCAACATCCTTAACCATGACGGTCACCGCAACAATCGAAGCAGCAACCGAGAGCGCCATGGGCACCCAGATTGAAGCAGCGGATATGTCGGTAGAATTATTATTATCTTGATGGCTACTCATACAAACTCCATTATAGCCAATATACTGGAGACATTAAACAATTTATACCCATCGATGCAGCATGCCTATATCGATCATGGCTTAGGAGATTCCGGAATGATAGTGACTGTTATAATCCCATACAACGTGTCAAGGGGATACCTTGGCGAAGCTGTAGATAGCGTTAAGTCTCAGACATACGAAAATGTGGAGCTAATCATAGAGAAAGGNGACTGCGTTTGGCCGGTATCTGCAAATAAGGCTATTCGAAAATGCAAGGGCGGCTTGATAAAAATTCTTTCAGAAGACGATCTACTAACGCCTACAAGTGTAGAAAGTGCGGTTGAGTATTTTTCAACCAACGATGCGGACTTCATACACTCCAACGCAATAAATTTCCATAAAAATGGACGTGAAGAATACTGGAATCCTTCAGAACAAAAGTATCCAGGGTCGCCCCATCCAACACTTGAGCGAAATCTTGAGAAAAACAGTATCCACGGTGGAACTGTTACGTACAGAAAAAAGTGTTTTGATGAAAGGCTTTTTGATGAAACGCTTTGGACCGGAGAGGAATGGGAGTTTCACCTTTGGTTACAGAAAAGCGGATATAAACTTGGATATTTAAATGAGTTTACGACCAGATGCAGAAGGCATCCTAATCAGAAGTCTCTTGGATCCCAGTCAAGACAAAAAGACAGACAAAAAGAATTCAGCAGAATAAGAGCTAAATTCAAATAGTTCACCAAGGATATTAAAGTCTTGGATCTTAATTACCGTATGTAATCAAAGCTTGTCCCAGTCAGTGCCTAGTACGATCTCATTTGTATGAGATCTTCGATCCATTGCCCCTCCAAGACTCCTGCTGCTGGCGTCCCATATCGTATTTCTAATATTTAAGACCTTAAAGTCCCCACTTGAGTGTCGTAACACGTATAAACTGATGCCGTTCTCTTGAGCATGCTTTGCGACAAATATATCACTCATATTTATATGTTTAAACATCTTAAGAGATGGAGTGAACGTATCCAAACCAAACGCCATACAGCCAGTCCCGCCGACGTTGACCCTTCGCGTTCTTTGAACGTGCCCCTTGCATGGGAAGGTGGTCTTTCCTCTTGACGAATGGTACTCGCCAGCATTTTTATGAATCAATGCTCCATGGTAGCTAACAATTTTTCCAATGTGCTCATCTTTAAGAAGTCTTATTGTTCGACTTGTGTACCATTCTGGATAGATTATGTCGTCGTCGCAGGTAAAGACGAATCCATTTATTCCATATGTATCCTTCATCTCCTCGGAGCAGAAGTAGAACTTTCCGACATCGCCAAGGTCTCCATGCTTCCCAGATGAAGACGTCTCGTACTCTACCTTATTAACACTCTTAGCCCACATCGGAACTTCACTCTCTTCATAATTGTTGAAGTAAATAAAGAGCCTATCGACCTGGGGAAGAAGGCTTTCACAGACGAGCTTTAATTCTTTCTTTCGAGAGGGAATCGTTGCAAGACACGCGACCACTTCATTCATCTACATTTCTCCCATTCAAAACGACGAGTCGATGAGGGGAGAGGTCGTCTTGGTGATATATTGTTTCGTCGTGCCACATGCTCTCATACTTCTTCCTCAACTCAGACCCAAACCCAGTCTCCTTATTATGAGTCAACTGATCCCCGTGCTGGCGGTATAGGTAGGAGTAGGCTCGATACATGCTTAGGTGCCCTCCTAGCTTCTGAGCTCGGTAGAACATGTCGCTATCTGCGGAGCACGGCCACTGACGAAACATGCCCAGCCTCTCTATCATGTTCCTTGAGTAAGCGTAACATCCGCCCAGAGGATGTATGGACCTCTTGAGCCTTCGTCCTGAAGCATCAATCTTGCAACTATATGTATTTACGATAGAGTTATAATTGTGGAACGACCTGAGGATGTCCCTAGACCGAGACGGAGTCCACATGTCATCCACGCCACAGAAAGAAACTGAATCAGAATCAAGAAGACTGAGCCCTACGTTTTGAGCACAATATGATCCAGAGTTCTTATCCAGCATCGCAATAGTAAAGTTGCTTCTGGCTTTAGAATCATAGAAGCACTCCTTGGCAATTTTAAGGGCATCTTTATCCCCATCAACAACCAAGATGATTTGATTCAATGAAGACCACTGGGATGTCAGGCTGTATATGCAATCCCGAATGTATCCATGGTGTCCATAGATCGGGACAACTACAGCCAGGGTCTTTATGGGTGACACTGCAATCAATTTGTCCTCTTAACTATAGCCACTTCCTTCATGGGAAAGTCAGGCACCGCCACATTGACAACATCAAAACCCTCCGGAACCACTATGGGTCTATAGAAGCAATGCCTAGCAAGCCTCACCCCATCCATTAACCTGTTCCAATAACTAAAGACTCCAACGCTACCAATGTTGCTAAAGAACGTACTCATAACTTCATTGTGAGCATCGTCACTATTAAGGTGAAAGAGCACGTCCATCATAATCACCATATCCATAGGATCAAAGAATCCCTGAATGTCTGACTTCTTAAATGAGGAAACAGGAGAAGGAGGAGAAGAGTTATGCCGCTGTATAACAGGTTGAGCTATATCAATACCGAGGTACTCTGATGGGTTAAGTTGATCGAGTATAGGAAAAATTAAATTGCCATCTCCGCACCCAAGGTCGAGAATGCTTTCGCACCTTGATGCCTTAAACTCTCTAATTAGAATAGATCTCTTAAATTCGGCCTCATCACCATATGAACCGGCACCAGAGTCTCCCCCAGATGAATACCTGTTAGACCAATAATCATTCTCGTTATACATAATACTCCTAACGGGACGGGGTCCAGCACGGCGTGCCCACCACTGCCTCCGTAACTTTGTATTGGTGATCAGGTGCTTGAGTGGGACAAGTCCTGGCGGAAGAACAATACAATGAACACGGTAAAGCTGGATACCCCTAAATAAAAAAAGGGAGCCAAGAAAACTTGACCCCCTCTTAAATCACCAGACGAACCTATTAGGCGGTGATGTTGACCACTGCGAACAGGTTTGGTCGGATTGTCGCGTTTGCATAGCGAGTCATGACACCCATGTCTACACATGCAGTACGAGGATCTCGGAATACACCAAGGTCACTTACTGGAATGTAAGTAGCGTGGATGTGACCAATTTCCTGTGGATTGTCAGACTTAACGCCCAACAACAAAGTGTTGGCAGGCATGAAGCGCATTTTCCAGATGTCATATCGGTGGTTAGCTACGCCAAACTTGTTGCTGTAAGCATCGATATCGCCACGCACAGAATCAGTTCGGTCAGCGCCAGCACTAGTGATGCTGAAGGCTTGGAGTTGCTCAAGGAACAACAGTCCGTCAGGATCGCCAGCAATCCAGTTAGCGCCACGGAAACCATCAGCAGACTTAAAGATGTCGTTGTCTGCAGTTTGGATTGCATCATAAAGAGTCTCTTGGTGAATCTTTGGATCCAATGAAGCGTAAACGCCCTGAGGAGTCTGTGACCAGCCAACAGTGTTATTAGTGTTTGCGATAAGCTGATCAATAAC